AGAGAAAAGATTTTAAATTAGATTCTAAATTGCTGTCAGCTTCTAATTGAACAGGGTTTCTGCGTTTGCTTTCAAACAGTCCTCTTAAATGTAATATAATATCAGATATTCTCACTATTTTTTGCCAGTGAGTTTATATATTAAGTTCTTAATACTCGTCCAAATAAGATCGTCCATTGTTGTTGGTGACATTGCCACTAACTTATCAACTACTAAAATTATAATAGTCATTACCTGCCAGTTGTTTATTAACCAATCTGTCATTTTATTCTCCTTGTTTAGATTTTAATATAGCAATATTTTTTTCAATTTGTTCTATTGTTTTACCATATTTGTTTAAAGTTTTTTGTATTTGCTTTACTTGTATGTCAAGTTCATTTTCTTCTTCAACATACTTTTTTAATTTGTTCAACTTGTGTTTTGTTTCAATTTTCTTAAATACTGTTTCAAGTACTTTTTTTATTATTAACGCCTGTATCATTTTATTCTCCGTCTAACATTCTCATAAATTTATGTTTCAATCCATTCCCACTCAACTTAGCTATTATTTCTACCAATGTCCTATAACTATTAACTAAACCTTCTTGCTTTATTTCTGCTTTTTTAGAATTGTCTATTAACTTTATTAGTATTGATTCTAATCTTGTGAATGACTCTCTTAATTCTTTGGATAATTCTTCTTGTATATACTTGTTCTGTTTTTGAATAAACCACCAGAAAGCTGCTGCTACAACTAAAGGTACTCCGTATCTTTCCAGTAATTCAAACCAATCCATTACACTACCACTTTAAATATTGTTGTTCCTTGATTTACTTTTGCATGACTTTTTGCATTATATGCTTCAAGAGATGATTGAATGTCATAACCTTCTGCATGGTTTTGTAAATCTATCTTAATTCCATCTCTATTTCCATTATCATAAAATATATAACAATTTTGAGATGCTCTACCTGCTAAATTTAATGCTTTCTCTGAATAGTCATTTGCTCCTACCATAGAAGAAGATCTTGCGAAGATGTCTCCTACTCTTGCACTATGCACATGACCAAATATAACATAATCAATTTTAGTTCCTCTTAATCTATACCTGCCTATAATCTGACTTACAGATTTCTCTATACCTGACTTAATAGATCCGTTACCATGAATAATTAATAAGTTCTGCCCTGCTACTTCTACTACCATTTCTAAAGGATCTCCATCAATAAAGTTTACTTTGCTATCTCTGAATATATACTTTAATGTCTGAAATATTGTATAGTCGTAGTTATCAAATGCTAATGAATCAGACCAACCCCACTCTTGTTTAACTCTTGACTCATTGCCTGTTACCATAGCCACAGATACGTTAAAATGTTCGTTTAAATGCAGTATAACCTGCTGAAAAATATCAACAGCAAGGAATGTTGCCATAGCACGATTTGTCGCCATAGATAGCAGTTCATCTAATCTTCTATCAGAGTTCAGCATGTCACCTGACTGCACAAGTAATATATTAGTTATACCAAATGCTTTAAAATACTTTATTGCTTTATCTACAAACATTTTACATCTTGCAGAAGCAATATTGAAGTCATACTTGTTATGCTCTAAGTTCACAAGTTCGTTAAAATGCACGTCTGAGAATTGTATAACACCAACTGCATTATTTTTCTCTTTATGTTTCTTTGTTAATTTAGATAACTCGTAATTGTCAAAAATCTTCTTTAATTCTTTTGTGTATTTAGAAACTGCATTTTCTACTCTTGCATGTTCCCTGAAGGACTTACGTTCTATTCTGTTAAGATCTTGTGCTGATTGTTTTTGTTTGGCTAACTTTACATTTTCTTTGAGTAAATCAAAATCTTCTATTGCACTAATAGTTCTATGACCACATACTTTACAAGCATATCGCTGTCTGTCCTCATACCAACCACTTTTAATCATACCAGCGTTGTAGCATTTAGGACACACTATTTGATTTGGCATTTTACTCCTTCATGAAGAAACCAATAATTGTAGATACTATAAAAGCAAAAGTGACTCCTATTCCTCTTATCCAAGAAATCATATTTTCATTCTTTCTAACTCTCCCATTAAGAACCTCTAAGTGCTGTTCTACTTTTGCAGTTTTTTCTTTTATATGTTCTATGTCAGTCGTTATTTTGACTAATGATGTTGTAACAAAATTTCTATGTTCGTCTATTTTACTCATTGTAATAAACACATTGTGCCATTTTATTACTATTGCGTTGAGCCCTGTTAGGACATTGTTCTGCCCATAAGCTATCTAACATTTCCCTACTTGCTTCTAAAAACTTAGATTGCTCTACATACTTTAATGTTTTTTTGAATTGAAATAACTTATAATGAAGTTGATAAAACATGTCTTCTAATACTTCTTGTGCTTCAATAGGAAGTCCTGAGAAATTATTAATCTTTCTTTCTAAGATCTTTCTATTCTTGTCAAGTATTCTTTGAGCAATAAGGTCGCAAATATCTTCTTCTAACTCTAATGATTTAACAAGGAAACCATAACCAATTGTATCATTGCCTAAATGGTCTTGATAAACATTCTTCCTGTAACCTTCATTGCGTTTTATTTCGTCAATTAATGACATCTATGCAGATGTTTCTACTATAACTAATGTGAATACTTTTGATCCAAATTTTGCACATGAATGCGATACTTTTGCAGGTGTTGTATCTAAGCCATCAATGTAATCTTGAATGTCTTCTGCTAATGTTCCGTCTGCGTCACCATCTGTGCTAACTATTTTATCGTCATTATGCAAAAAGCCTTTAACTTTGATAGCCATTATTTACCTGCTTTCTTTGTAGATTTCTTTACTTCTGTTTTAATTTCTTTGCCATCTTTATCACACAGCATAAATTTTTTATCACATGATTCTTTAACCATTCTTTGAACATTAAACTCGAACACTTCACCATTAGGCTTTTTATAAAAAGTTCCCATAAATAAATTCCTTATATTTTATAGAAAGAAGGGTTATGGGGAAGAAAGGACAACCCTACAACCCTTCAATCTATGTACGATTATTAATTAACTATTACGAAACATCTGAAGTCATAGATACTGCAAATAGATCTTTTATCATAGTTTCTCCCCACATTCCTGTAGCGACATACTCTGTTAATCTTGCACTTGCGTCTCTTTGAGTTTCAATACCCATAATACCACCTGCACCAGTTGCTAATCCAAATGCACCTCTACTGAATGCACAACCTTCTTCATCATCTCCTGAAATTTCTGTTACTTCAGGTGAAGTGTAGATGTCGAAACCTGCGAAACGAGTTACAAAACCATTGTTAGCAAGTTCTTGTCCTTGTGCATCACCAAAAGATGAGTATGGTTTATCTGCATCTTGCACATCAGTAACTAATGCTCTTAGACCTTTAGATCCGTATGTTTGTTTAACACCTAAAACTAAGTTAAGAGGAGCAGGAGCCTGATTTGCGTATAACAATCTCAATGCATCAAATACATGAGAAAGTGCTAATGATGTACCTGCACCACATACGTCGTTAGTTAATGAACCTGCTGCAAATAAATTTGCTAAATCATTATCTAATCTTGCTGCAACTGCGTTACCAATAATTGGTCCAGCGTTTGATCCTAAACTACCACCTGCACCATAACCTTGCTCTGCTAAGTCAGAAATATTAACCTGAATAACATGCTCTGATAAAGTTGCAGTTCTTGCAGTAGTTGCTAATGCTTGTGCTGTTGTATCAGTTGCTTCTGTTGCTTCTGTTACGTCTGCCATGCTTGCGACAGTCCAGTCTGCAAACTCAACAGTCTTTGCACCCACAACACCTGCTTTTACTGTAACTAAAGGTGCAATTACATTTACTTTATTGAACGCTATAACTGCGTCCCCTAATACCTTACCAACACCACCTGCTACTGTGGCAGATGCTGTTACTGTAGTATTTCCATTTCCTAATGCCATTTTACATTATCTCCTAATTAAAAATTATTATTAATTTAAGGTTTATTTAAAGTACCTTTACCCCAACCACCAAACAAACCAATAGACCTGTCGGAAATCTTTTTACCCTTAGCAGTACGTTCAGTCCTATCTTGCATTTCATCAATGTAATCATTGTAATCCATTTTAGAACCTTTATAGTATGCTTTTACAGAACCATCTTTATTAGTATTATGAACTAAATCTTTAGCAGGATCTAAATTCTTACCAAATGGTTTATGACCTCCGTCATTTGGTTTCTTCTCCTTGCTCTTATTCATATTAATATTACTGGCCATGTAAATTTGGGTTTGCCATTCCTGTTATATCTACTCTGCCATTTGCTTGTTCATAACCTTTAGGATCTTTAGTTGCCCATTCTGCATAAGAAGAATAGCCACCCATGTCCCCTGCATTGCCTGAACTTGCTCTTGCAGTAGAAGTTGAAGGCGTATTACTTTTAGTAACCTTGTTCACAAAAGACTCTAATTTATTTAGGTCTTGAAGTCCTTCAGCAATTGATTTGTCATCATCATTAGTAACCTGCGACATTAACGTTTCACGTTTATTAGTTTGATATTGGTTCCATTGGTCTGCTTGAGTTTTATAACTATTACGTTCTTCTGTCATAATTCCCAACGCTTCTTTCAATTTACCATCTTCAACTAATTTCGCTTCTTGTTTTGTCTTATTATCTGCGTTCATCTTATCTATTTGTGCTTGCAGTTTACCAAGTTGTGAAGCCATATCATTCTTTGACTGTACTACTTCCTGAAACCTATCATACGGAACATTTTTATCAGCTTCTGTGCTGTTATTTATTTCGTTGTTTGTTTCAACGTTTTGAGTCTCTACTTTATTTTCTTCTGACATTTTTACTCCTTAAGTGGATATTTATTGAAAATTCTTATTTGTAATATAACACATTTAATTTATAATAAAACAATTTTATTTACCTATGACGTACTTTGTCGTCTTTTTTTTAGGCTTCATTTTTTTCTTAATATAAGAACTCGCCTGTGCTTCTATATACTTAACAATACCTTTTGGTAATGGCTGATTAGGTGTTGTTAATACTCTGCCTAACTTAGCTAACCATTTAACTTTTGCTCCTTGAACTGACCAACCAAGTTCTACTCCGTTTTGTTTAGGCACGAAGTGACTTCCAAAGTCATTCAGTAATTGTCCTGTTAATACAGGTGCAGTAGTTCCTTTGTATTTAGATCGCTGTCCTTTAAACTTGTTACCTCTTTTTGCTTCACCATAATCTTTAGAATAACCTTTGAAAGATTTACCAAACACATCTCTTGCTTTTGCAAATATATGTTTTCTGTATTTATCTCTAACATTTGCTCCTAATTTTATAAAGAATTTTTTATCTAACATTATATACTCTTTGTTTCGTCAGGTTCATAGAATGTAGTTCCTTCCTCTGAAGCTATTTCCCACTTGTGCCTACAATTCC